TATTGCACCATTAAGAGGATTAACACAAGATATTAGTTCTGGTTTAATTTTATATAATAATAGTACAGGAGAATTAACATATTCAACCAGTTCACGATTGTCTATACCAGGTGGAATTACTGGCGCGACAGGTTCTTTTACATATTTAAACACTAGCCAAGACGCTTTAATAAATAATAATATTAGAGTTGGATATGGTGTTGGGGATCAGAGTAGTAATATTGTGTTTGGTCCTATTGCATTACTAAGTAATACAATTGGCGTAAATAATGTCGCAATAGGTTTTGAATCACTTAAATCGAATACAATTGGTACAAATAATGTTGCTTTAGGTGGTGGTGCATTACAGGCAAATACAACTGGCGCAAGTAATGTTGCTTTAGGTTTTCAAGCACTTAAATCGAATACAACTGGTACAAATAATGTTGCTTTAGGTGGTGGTGCATTACAGGCAAATACAACTGGAGTACAAAATTTTGCTTTAGGATTAAATAGTTTATTTTCTAATACATCAGGAGTAGATAATGTAGCAATCGGTGTTACTAGTTTATATAATAATACATCAGGAAATTACAACGTAGGAATTGGGTTTGGAACGTTAAAATTCATTACTAATCAAAGTAACAATGTCGCTATTGGTTGGCAAGCTTTAAATCTGGCAGTAGGCAATAATAACACAGCAATCGGGTATAATTCGATGACTAATGGAAATAATTCAGATAGAGTAGCAATTGGTGCTCAATCTGGTAATAATAATCAAGGAACTAACGCAATAGCAATAGGTAGTAACGCTGGAGTTTCGGGTCAAGGAACATCTTCTATAGCAATTGGTTATCTCGCTGGTCGCACTAATCAAGCACAAAACAGTATTGTTATAAACGCTACTGGAATTGATTTGTCCGGAGGTACCGCATCAGCAACTTTTATAAAACCTTTGCGCGCTTTATCAGCAAGTTCAGCAGTAAATTATGACAGTACAACAGGTGAATTATTTTATACAACAAGTAGTCGCAAATATAAAAATACAATTGAAGATTTAAATACAGATACAAGTGTAATTTACAATTTACAACCTAAAACATTTTTATTAAATAATGAACCAGATGCGGGTCAACAAATAGGGTATATAGCAGAAGAAGTAAAAGAAATTAATCGCAATTTCGCTACATATAATAAGGATAATTTAGAAGAACCTGTAGCAATTAATTTTGACACCATATTAGTATTTTTAGTTGAAGAAGTTAAAAAATTAAAACAAGAAAACCTCGAACTAAAAAATGAGATAACCCAAATTAAAGAAAAACTTAATTAATCGGTATATATTTACATTTATAGGGTATATTATAAACTTTTGAACACCAATAACTAAATCCACTTCCATGTTGATATGAAGTAAAAGAATATATATGGGATGAATGAGACATTAAATAAAAATCCAATAAAGTATTTTTAATTTTTTCTTTTTTAAGGAAAACTCCTTCACCTATATGTGTAATTTCATTAAATAAGTATTTAAAATCATTAGTAAAAAACACATCTCTCAAAATATATTTAATATCATTATTATCAGAAATTATTAAAATTTTACCTCTTGGATTATCATATATTATTTTATTAATTTCATCTTGAAGGATTTCAATATATAAGTTTGTAAAATTCTTTTCATTATTGATTAAATAAGAGTCGCCACATCTAATATGTATAACTATGTAATTATTTTTTATAAATTCTAGTCTGTTTATAGTGTAATCAATATAATTTTGCATTTCTTCAGTGGGTTCCAACATAGAATTAAGTATATTACATTCATCTTGAGAAATAGTTTCATAAGGGAAAAAAATATTATATGAAAAAATACAATTGTTTACGACACTTAATTTTGATAAATGGTTAACATATTTGTTAAATTGGGTTTTAGATATTGAAAAATCTTTAATATAACCCAATTCGTCAAATATTGTATGATTCCAATTATTTTCAGAAAATAATGGTATATTTTCATTTAAAATTTTAGTTTCATGACTGTCTTCATTAAAGTGTTGATGGTAATTATTTAAAAAATAGGCGATTGGGTGATGGATTAATATTTCATAATTAAAGTCATATATTTTACAAAATTGTATTATAAATAAACAACTCCTAATAAAATCACCAAATCCAGTAGGTAGTCCTCCTTGTGCGTATTTTTCCTGATAAACGTGATATATTTTGTTAACTTTTTTCTTTTTTAGAATATTTACATCACCATCATTAATAATGTCACTAACAAAAAAATCCATATTAATTGGAACCGATATATTTTTATTAATATTATTTAAATCAAAATTATCATTATCAGAATAAGATGGAATCAGAATATTTTTTAAATATATTTTTTTAATTTTAGGTTCTTCTTTTTCTCTCTCGGTGTGTAATTTAATAGTGTTTAAATTTTTATAATTATAAAATTTATAAATATTATTACCATTTCCCTTATAATAATTGTGTACCATTATTTTATTTTCATTTGTAATTTCATTTTTTTCTAATTTATTAAAACTTACGTTAATTGGTTTAACGCTTCTAATGTGAATATTGTTAATTCGGGATTTCTCTCTGTTTAATGTTTTTTTTTTATCAAATAAATCAGCTATATCATTATTCTTCATAATTATATAGTTTAATAATAATAATATTATTTAGAAAAAACTAATACCTTTTTATTATAATATGTGGGAAAAAATTGCGTTTATAATTTTAATTACATCAGTTTTGACACTATTCTTTTTTTGTATACCAAATAAATCAAATTTTCCAAAAAAATATGTAATACCAATTATAGTATCTTTGATTGTAAAATATTCATTAGGTGATTTTGATAAAGGTTATAATTATACGTTTAGCGATATATATTATTGGTTCATAATTCTATTTATTCCATATTTAATTGTTGTATATTTAGAAAAGTAAATTGAAATATTCAATATATAATATTTTAAACTACTTAAAGACCAGATACTACATAGTGAAGGGGATTTTGGGAATTTTTGAAAAATTGGGGAATTTTCGGTCCCTTCACAAGAAGTATCGATTTTTTTATAAATTTTGGTAAAAGTATTTTAACTTTTGAAAAATTGACAAAAAAAATGTCCAAAAATGAAAAGTGCCCAAATAATCTTGTAAAAAAACAAATTTGTGACGATAAAAAAATTTTATGGTGTGGTGGCAAAAAAAATAATTTTCATTTTGTGACGATAATTTTTTTTTATTTTTTGCGGAAAAGGATTTAGGCATTTTTCTATTATCATTATATGGATAATAATGATAATGCCAAAATGCCAAAAAAAAGCAAAGAATTTATATGCGAATATTGTGATTTTAAATGCTCTAAAAAATCTAATTATTTATGTCACATTAACACTAAAAAACATAATGATAACAAAATGATAACAAATGATAACAAATTAATGCCAAAAAATGCCGAATATATATGTATATGTGGCAATGTTTATAAATATATGTCTGGATTATCTAGACATAAAAAACAATGTAGTTTTATTAACAAAACAAATAATAAAGAAATATCACAAAATGTACGATCGAATATGATTACGAGTGAACTAGTAATGGAGTTAATTAAGGATAACAAAGAATTGAAGCAAATAATAGTAGAACAAAATAACACCATAAACAATATTGTTAAAAATGGTATAACAAATAATAATAGTCATAATACAAATTCTCTCAACAAAACATTTAACTTACAATTATTTTTAAATGAAACATGTAAAAATGCTATGAATATTACAGATTTTATAAATTCAATTCAATTACAGTTATCAGACCTCGAAAAAGTAGGTGAAGTAGGATATGTAAGGGGTATATCTGATATAATAACTAATAATTTAAAAGCACTTGATATTACTCAAAGACCGATTCATTGTACGGATAAAAAGAGAGAAACTTTATACATTAAAGATGAAAATAAATGGGAGAAGGAAGATGACAATAAAAATAAATTACGAAATGTAATAAAAAAAGTTGCGAATAAAAATATATTGTTGATTCAAGAATTTAAAAAGAAATATCCTGATTGCATTAAAAGTACATCAAAACAATCGGATAGATACAATAAAATAATAGTAGAAGCGATGGGTGGCCCAGGAGATAATGATATTGAAAAAGAAAATAAAATAATAAAAAATATATCGGACGTAACAATTCTTAATAAAAATATAACTAATTAATATATTATTTTATAACCTACTTAAAGACCGGATACTACATAGTGAAGGGGATTTTGGGAATTTTTGAAAAATTGGGGAATTTTAGGTCCCTTCACAAGAAGTATCGATTTTTTTATAAATTTTGGTAAAAGTATTTTAACTTTTGAAAAATGGACAAAAAAAATGTCCAAAAATGAAAAGTACCCAAATAATCTTGTAAATTTCGTGAATTGTGACGATAAAAAAATTTTATGGTGTGGCGACAAAAAAAATAATTTTCATTTTGTGACGATAATTTTTTTTTATTTTTTGCGGAAAAGGATTTAGGAACTTTTCTTGTTACATAATATGAAACAAAATGAAACAAATTTAGTTCCAAAAAGTTCCAAAAAGTTCGAATGTGTATTGTGTGAGTATAATACATCACGAAAAAGTCAATACGAAAGACATTTATCAACCCTTAAACATAAAAATTGCGAAAATGTAACAAATTTGAAACAAACTGAAACAAAAAGTTCCAAAAAGTTCCAAAATTTGTCGTGTAATTGTGGTGTGCTTTTTAATAACAGAACTACATTATGGAGACACAAAAAAAAATGTACACAACAAATGAACCCAGAAAATTATGATGTAAATAAGTCACAAGATTATCCAACAAATATAATCACAACAGAGTTGGTAATGGAGTTAATTAAGGATAACAAAGAAATGAAGCAAATAATATTAGAACAAAATAACACCATAAACAGTATTGTTAAAAATGGAATCACAAATAATAGTCATAACACAAATTCTCTCAACAAGACATTTAATTTACAATTATTTTTAAATGAAACATGTAAAAATGCTATGAACATTACAGATTTTATAAATTCAATTCAGTTACAATTATCTGATCTAGAAAAAGTCGGAGAAGTTGGTTATGTTAAAGGTATATCTGATATAATAACTAATAACCTAAAAGCGCTCGATGTGACACAAAGACCGATTCATTGTACAGATAAGAAGAGAGAAACTTTATATATTAAAGATGAAAATAAATGGGAAAAAGAAGATGATAATAAAAATAAATTACGAAAAGCAATAAAAAAAGTTGCCAACAAAAATATATCACTAATTCAAGAATTTAAAAAGAAATATCCCGATTGTATTAAAAGTACATCGAAACAATCAGATAAATACAATAAAATAATAGTAGAAGCAATGGGTGGTTCAGGAGATAATGACACCGAAAAAGAGGATAAAATAATAAAAAATATTTCTAATATAACGACTATAGATAAAGAAATTAATAATTAAAAGAATTATTATTTTATTAATAAAATAAAATTGATTAAAATATAAACATAAAATATAAATTACATTAAGATGACAGAGACGCAAAAAAAACAATTTAGTGATTTGTCAATAAGTGTTACAAAAAATTTAACTAAAAATGAAAAAAAATTATTTGGAGTTTATATTACTCCAAATTCAATAATACATAAATTACACTCGAGTATAATTGAAAACATCGGTGAAGAGATAAATGAAATAAAAAATATATTAGAACCATCATGCGGAACTTGTGAAATAGTAAATTTTTGTGATAAATATTATGATGATGTAATTATTGATGCTGTCGAATTTAACGATAAAATTTATAACTTAATTAAAGATTTAAAATTTAAAAATAATGTAAATATAATTAAACATAATTTTATAAATTATAAACCAAATAAATTATATGATATGATTATAGGTAATCCTCCTTATTTTGTATGTAAAAAAACAGATGTTCCAAAAGAATATGAAAAATATATTTTAGGTAGACCAAATATTTTCGGCACATTTATTTTACATTCATTATCATTATTAAAAGAAGGAGGAATAATGGCATTAATAATACCAAAAAGTTTCTTAAATTCTCTCTATTACTCAAAAATAAGAAATCATATAAAAGAAACATGTACAATTCTAAAGATAGATGATTATATAAAAACAAATGATTTTATAGATACAGAACAATCAACATTAGGATTAATTTTAAGAAAAAGTAATTCACAATTAAAAGTAACCGAATGTAATTATTCTTTATTATTAAATGGTAATTATATATTTAGTGATGATTTATCTAAATTAAGAAATTTATTAGAAGGTTCAACTACACTAAAAAATATGGGTTTTAAAGTTAGAACAGGACAGATTGTATGGAATAATCATAAAGGAGATTTAACTGATGATGAAGAAAAAACGATATTAGTTTATAATTCAAATATATCAAATGAGAATAATTTTGAATTAAAACAATTTAAAAATGATGAAAAAAAACAATATCTAAATTTTGAAGGTAGAAATGAACCAGTATTAGTAGTTAATCGCGGAAATGGTAATAGCGCATATAAATTAAATTATGCCATAATAGATAAAGGTCCGTTTTTAATAGAAAACCATTTAAATGAAATATATTATCCAAAAAACATAGAAAGAAAAAAATTATTAGAAATCTATAATAAGATAATATTAAGTTTTAATAATAAAAAAACAAAAGAATTTATAAAATTGTTTTTGGGCAATAATGGATTATCAAAAACAGAATTAGAAACAATATTTCCAATTTATTTAATTTGAAAGGCAGGAAACGCTATTCCGTTACCGTTTTTCCATCTTAATAAAATAGTTATTTTTTTGTTAGATTTAGTTATAGCTAAATATCTAAATTTATTTGGTTGTTTTTCGTAATGTTCAATAATATAATCGTTACAATCAGAATATTGTATATTAAAATTGTTATTTTTAAACAATAAATATATTTTTCTATTTTGAGTCTTAATTAGATATTCATTCAATTTTTCAATATCTAAATTAGTTTCTTCTATAAATTTTCTAATGCATTCTCTTGAAATATCATTACAGCATTTATAAAAACTAATAGCTCTTTCTGAATTATTAAATTGACTACTTTTACTACAACCCTGATAATATAATGCTTGCGCTTGTGCCATACACTTAGGTTCATTTCCATGAATAGTTTTATTGTAAATTTCTAAATCAGGAATATTAATTTCAAATTTATTTAATAATGGAATCAGATAATTATTATAATAATATTCTTCAAACGATTGAGAGAGATACTGGCTCGGTTTCATTGGAGAAACAAATTGTGGAGCATCATCAATAATTTTAGCGTTATATTTAAATTCTAATTTTGTATCTAAAATTTTATTGCCGTTCTCGTCAGAAAACATCAAGTCAAAATCATAATTGCTTTTTCTACCTCCTTTATGTAAAATTTTATAGGATTTATATTCTGGACAGATATTTTTTATTACATTTTCAAAACTATTTTTCAAATTTAACCAGTCTAACCCATATGTTATATCATTAAAATATTCTTCATTTATATAACCCATACAACTTATAATATTCTCTCTAATTTTATTGAGAGGATCGTTTTTAGATCGTCCAGAATTTGAAGTTTTAAAACTAATAATATCTTCTAGTTCGGGTAACAATAATGTATTATTATTCATTTATTAATACCGCTAAAATAATTTAGTAATTTAATTTCAATTTTTTTACGAAGTAGTAGTTAACATTAGATAGAAAAAAATTGAAACACAATACATATTATTATTTATATTACAATAAATGCCTTATATTTTAGAAGTTCAACGTTTTTACATTAATATACATAATCTCTATCCAGAATGGAATGGAATGAGTGAACATGTTGGTTATATGAATAAAATATTTGAAACAAAAGAAGAAGCGAGCAATTATTATAACAAATTTAATGCACATATGCGTCCATTAAACGCGCATAATAAGTGGTGTAGTGATTGGGACCCGAAAACAAATTTAATGTATATTGTTAGAGAACATTTTTATGAACATTTGAAAATAAATCCTTTTGAAGAAAAATATAAAAGTGACTTATAAATCAAAAAATGTTAGTTTCTCGAATATTCTCTCTAAAACAATAAAAGCAAAGTATTATAAAAGGAGAATTATTTATAAAAATTAAAAATTTTTTTTACATATTTACGGGAACTTATAATTCCTTTATAGAGAGAAAAATATAAAAGTGACTTATAAATCAAAAAATGTTAGTTTCTCGAATATTCTCTCTAAAACAATAAAAGCAAAGTATTATAAAAGGAGAATTATTTATAAAAATTAAAATTTTTTTTACATA